GCGAGCAGGCGGTATCCGTCACCGCCCACCGCTTCGGCACACCCCTCGACCTGGCCGAAGGTCTCCTGTAGACCGGCATGTGTTTATGGCACCCTGACGGAACCGGGTGACAGCGAGCGGACGTGTGGTGCCCTCTCCGCGTTCCCCGGGGCGTGGCCTGATCGCGTTTAGGACCCGGCCCGGTTCGCCTAGAGTATGAGCCAGGGGGTGACGACCGCTGCTCATGGGTCCGCGGGCGGTTGGCGGATGAACCGCATCGAGCCTCGCTGGTCGGTCGTTGCCAACCTCGGCGGCAGGTTCCTGAACGAAAAACTTGAAATCGGTTCGCGCCTGACCTTCCACAGCCGCGTTGAAGACAAACAACAGCCCTCCGCCCGCTGGCGCGAATACTACCTGCAACGTGACGGCGCAAACAGCAAAGCTTTCAACAGCGACAACGGCAACGCCAACTGGCAGCCCGTTACTGTCGTGGATGCCTATGTGCGTTACAAATTCAACAAACATTTCAGCGCAGAGCTAACGGGCAGCAACCTGACCGACCGCTATTACCTCGACCCCATGAGCCGCTCCTATATGCCCGCCCCGGGCCGCACCCTGCGCATCGGTTTGACAGGGAAATGGTGATTTCATCCAACAGAAAACAGCCTCTTTGCGTACTGGCAAAACATTAAGGTCGTCTGAAAAACAATTTTCAGACGACCTTTGGACAAGCTTTATTTTTAAGAAGCCAATACGCGCGGGAACAGGATTTCATTTTCCAAATGGATATGGTTGGTCAAATCGTCCACCATTTCGCGTGCCAATGTATACAGGCGCGTCCAACTTCCGCAAGCGTTTTCGGGAACGGTCAGGTTATTGGTCAACTCAAGCAGCTTGGCTACGGCTTGGTCGTGTTCCTCATGCTCGTGCATCATTACATTAATCGGCATTGCCGCTCCGCGACCGACGCCTTGTTTGATCATCGGAAACAGCATGCGCTCTTCCTTCATCATGTGCATCAGCAGTTCGTTTTGCATATAGGCAAGCAACTCCGGCACTTCAGCCGGAAAACTGTCGGCATGAACTTCCGCGACTTTTTGAGCCAACGGAACCAGCTCTTCAAATTGCCCGCGGTGTACATCGTGGTAGCGTTGCAGGATATGATCGATGGTTGCACCAAACGGCGCGGTTTCCCATACGGTAAAATCAGTCATGGCAGTGTCCTTGGATTTGTGTCAGGCCGGCGTATTCAGACGACCTTTTTAAAGATGGATTTTTTATGAATGTATATAACGGAGTGAAGGATACACCTGCAAAACTGATTTGTATAGATGGAAACAAAACGTATAACAAATTGAGAATAAAAGTAATTTCTTTTTTGAAGAGAGACTGAAGCAGCTTGTCACCTGAATTGAAGGCAAGAAAAAAGCCCGTCTTGATTAAGACGGGCTTTTTGGAATCTGGCAGAGAGGAAGGGATTAAGATTAAATAAAAACCTAATGATTTAAAAACAGAATATTTTTCAAAATTGAAAAGTAACACATTAAATAACAAATAAAACATCTAAAACGAAAAGAGGTCGCCTGATAACAATTCAGACGACCTTTTACATTTTGCCGTATCGAAACTTAAAAAACACACACAGAACAGCCGTCGCTTGCCCGTATTTTTGGGACTTGTAAAATAAGCCTGTCATCTGAAGTGATACTCCTTGGAAAGTTGTAAGCATGACAGCCGGAAAGACGGCACTACCAAAAAGCCGCCGTTGCGCCCATCACCGGCGGCTTTTCCAAATTTGATAAGGCATCATGTTTAAAGAATCTTGCACCATACTGAAAATCAAAAGCCGACCATTATTTTTCTGCGGATTGTGGTTCGTTGATCTCGAATTGCAAAACGAAAATGGCTGGAGGTTTGCAAGAAGAGCCATGTTTGCCAGCAAGGCGGCAGCAGAAAATATAAAAATCGGAGACAGCATAATCCCATGACAGCCCGTCAATTAGAAAACCTTATAAAAATTGGCACCGTGCAAGAGGTTGACCCAGTGTCAAACCGTATCCGAGTACAACATGGCGGATTATTGACGGACTGGCTCAAATATCAGACCCCTGCTGCCGGTGGCGTATCAATTTGGCGTTTGCCAAGCATCGGCGAAGCCTGCCTCATCTTATCGCCAAGCGGTGAAACAGAAAACGGTACCGTCTTATGTGGTATCGACAGCACCCAATACCCAGCACCATCACAAAACCCAAATGAAACCGTCGTCAGGTTCCCAGATGGTGCGGAATTCAACTACGACCACGTTCGCCGCCATTTAAAAATCAGCGGAATACAAACCGCAGACATAACTACCGAAAAATCTGCAACGGTACACACAAAACATCTGACTATTGATAGCCCAGTAACCGATATTGAAGGCGCGCTAAATGTGAAAGGGCTGCTCACATACCAAGGCGGTATGTCAGGCAGCGGGGGCGAAGATGGAGCGGCAGCCGTTATTGATGGAACAATTCGTCAACAATCAGGCAGCATCATCAGCAACGGAATAAACCTGACCACCCATACCCATAAGGGAGACAGTGGCGGAACGACAGGACAGCCGCAATGACCGACGACAAAACAGGACGCTTGATCGGATTAAAAACACACATTGCCCAATCAATCAAAAACATTCTCTTCACCCGCATCGGAACCCGTGTAATGCGAGAAGATTACGGCAGCCTGCTCCCTGAATTGATAGATATGCCGATGACCCCTGCCGTTATTGCCGTAAGCCATCAAGCAATAGTAACTGCCATCGCAACATGGGAGCCACGAATCAAAATCAGCCAAATCCAATTTGACGTACAGGCCGCCGCTGAAGGTCGTCTGAAAGTAGCCATACATACCGCCCTTGAAGATGGGACAGAGCAAATATTCAAAATAGAGTAAAGAAAATGGCCGAAATCGATTTAACCCGCCTTCCCGCTCCGAAAGTCATCGAAGAATTAGATTTTGAAACGATTTTCGAGCGCAAAAAAACAGCACTGCTTGAGCTTGTCCCATCATCCGTCCGAGAAACCATTGCAGCAACCCTGTCGCTGGAATCAGAGCCGTTGACAATAGACCTGCAACAGCAAGCCTACCAAGAAATGATACTTAGGCAGCGCATCAACCAAGCGGCAGCATCGACGCTGCTGGCATTTGCTCAAGGTAGCGATTTAGACCACCTTGCCGCCGCGAAGGGGATAACAAGAAAAATAGTGCGTCAATCTGACCCAACTGCCCTGCCTCCCGTTGAAGCACTTTACGAAACAGACGACGACCTGCGCCGTCGCGTCCAACTTTACCCCGAAAAACTCGCCGCAGCCGGTCCGCGCGCCGCCTACGAAGCCCATGCATTAGACGCCCATCCAAAAATCATCGACGCGCGCGCCGTCCGAGAGGTTGCAGGTACGGTCTGCGTCTTTATTAAGGCAGCGGACGGTGTGCCATCAGAAGAAATTTTGCAGGCGGCTCAGGATTATTTGAGCGCGGAGACCCGCCGCCCCTTATGCGATACCGTAAAAGTTAAAGCCGGTCGCCCGAAGGCAGTCAGGATTGCTGCAAGGATTAAATACGAATCGGGTCCGGATTTGACATTGGTAAAAAACAAGCAGCTTGATGACTTAAAAAAAATGCTCGAAAAAAACAGCAGATTAGGTGCAAGCGTCGCATTGTCAAAAATTATCGGTGCGCTGGATACCGACGGCGTTAAAAAAATCGAAATGGCATCACCGTTAGAAGACATCAATTGTAGCGACGGAGAATACATCGAAATCAGCGAAATCAGCTTGGAGAATATGACATGACAGAAAGCATAAAACCAAGCAGCAGCACCGAATTGCAACACGCGCTATCAAAACTGACATCAGCGGAACTGGCGCAATTATTTGACTTGAATGAAATCGAACGAACCCGCCGCCCAGTTGACTGCCCACCAGAATGGCTACCTTGGCTGGCGTGGGAAAACTCAATCGGCAGCGATGAAGGCTGGGACATTGCCGAAACCGAAGCCGCCCGTCGGCGAATTATCGCCGAATACATCAAAATCCACGAAAGAAAAGGGACGCCGTCCGTAATACGACAATTATTCAAAGATTTAGGATATGGCGACATCGAGATAATTGAAAACTACGGCAGTCTGTATTGGGATGGAACCGCCTATTTTGACGGAACATTCGTTTTTGGTGGACAAGAAGGCGACTGGGCAGAATACAAAATCAAACTAAGCCGTCCGATTACAAACAGCGAGGCCGAAAAGATAAAAAAATGGCTAGAGCAAATCGCGCCGCTCCGTTGCAGATTGGTTGAGATGGATTACCGGAGTAACGCCATCTATTGGAATGGCGAAATCGAATTTAATGGCGAATACAACTTTGGCGCAGCTTGAGGAAAATTATGGCAAACGCAATCGAAAAAAACGAATTCACACAAAATGTTTATCTGGTTGAGCCGGGCGACAAAGTCATCGGCGGTGAAGATGCACCAATAAACCAGCCTTTGCAGGCTCTCGCAAATAGGACACACAATTTAAACGTCCGCGTCAAGGCAATTGACAAAAGAATCAACGAAAACACCGACACCGTCAAGATTACCGGTGATCAAACCATCAACGGCGACAAAACATTCGGCGGCAATACAGTATTTACAAAAGGCATTGCCGTAGCAGCCTCGCCTGCACTTTTCTCCGCCAATAAATATATCCATATCGACTCCGACACTGATCAGGTTTTTTTACGCAACAAAAACAGCAATAAAGCACTGACTTTAAAAAACAACGGCGGCATCGAATACGACAATTCGCCGCTGCTCTTACAGCGGAGCATTTCGCACAATCCCGAACACACCGGCACCAACACCGTGCCGTCATCGTATGCCCTGTCAAAATTAAAAGCCGAAACAATCGAGGTTTCGCCATCTTCAAGCGGCTCAAAGCATCGGATATCCATCGGCTGGGACGTCCCCGGACTGGTGGCAAAAGTTGACCAAACATTTGTCAACGTATCAGCACCAAGCGGCACGGTTGTCGCCTTAGCGGGCGAAGCAGTGCCTTACGGCTGGCTTGAGGGTCACGGTGCGGCGGGATCCCCGCAGACCTCATCCCC